TATGGTGGTGGTAGACTTATGAATATTTATACTTAAACATCATGTGGAAGATACTCCCTTTTCTTCTGTTGTTTGCAACCCCAGTCAGAGCAGATATTACTTCGAAGCTAACTAGTAGTGTCCAACTCCAGGTGAACGCTGCAGCAACCCAGGTTGAACGAATAGGAACAACCTATTCAGTAAGTGGATCTGGTGTCGATACAACTTACACACCAACTGGTGGCAGTGCAGTTTCAGATGGTATTGGAGGCTTAACTATAGCAAGTGGAGTAGGTTCAATACCAGCTCTAGAAGTTACACAGAAGACAGCTGGCAACAGCTTCTCATTCACACAATCGTTTACTCAAGGAGATGCGGTTGCTACAAGTGCTCCTAGTGTCGGAGCAGTAGGTAACTTCAGTAGTCAAACTTCTACTGCATCAGGATCAGCAGGTGACCTTGCAGGTACAATCACAACTGCAGGAGCGATCACACTAGTTGGAGGCGGTAGTGGTACCAGTGCTGTTGGTCAATTCACCAGTGAGATCAGTATCAAATGAAGTTAAAGGATCATGCTTTTGCAATCAAAGAAAATGAAGATAGTAAAGATCCTGAAAAGTGTGATACCTGTGGTCGTATTAAGCTCACTGAGTGTACCTGTAGAAGGCGTTCCGTTGGTCCCCAACTTTCAGAGTGGTAGTCTTACCAGTCACACTGAGACTACTAGTACGGTAACGGAGACCATAAATGTGATCGAATACCAGACGGGCTGGCAATATACAGTAACTGGTAATAATATAAGCACAGATAGTAACAGCTTGGTACCTCCGACTACGAGTACAACCCAAGCAGTAAATGGAATTAATTCTACGTGGACAAGCCTAGATGCTACAAATATGCCGAACTTCTCTGTAACAGATTCAAGCAAACCCTGGCAACTGACTACAACTTTGAGTCAACCAGGGCTAAAATCTCAGACCATAATCCAGAGGACAACCGAGGTAAACTCAGTCACAGACACGGTTTCCACGTTCAGTCAGTAAAGTATTTACTAGTTGCATTAAACATATTCAGTGCTCCCATCTATGCCAATGAAGTAGGTGGTGTCAGTGCTACTGCCAACCCAGTGGCAAATTCCAGTGGGTCAGTCACAAATCAGGCAATACAGGTTTTACAAGGACCATATATAACTAACACTTATGGCAATGCAGTTTCCTGTCAGGGATCTACCTTGAACATTACACCGTTTGTAACTCTAAGTGATTCATGGAAAGAACCATATGAGGCAGTCTATATGGACCCAGTGTTTGATAATAGTGATGCCAACAATGATGGAGTATTAGATAATCCAGGATCTATTCTTTATCACAAACCTACCAGAACAGGTCAGAAATCTAATCACAATATTGGATGGGGCATCTCAGCTACAATATCCATACCACTAGATAAACGTCATAATGAGGGCTGCCTGAAGGCTGCTGATATACAGAATCAATATCATGCCCAGCTGGTTGCTAATAAAAGATTAGACTTCGAGATTTCAAGATTGAAGCATTGTGCAGAGCAACGAAAATTGGGAGTATATTTTCATCCTGACAGTCCTGCACATCAAATCTGTGCAGATGTTGTTGTAGCAAATCCACATGGTGTTATTCCTAATCATCAACACGAGATTCCGAAATAAGTTTCTTCTTTCTTTTTAGTCCTTTAAATTTTTCTCCCTGTTTTTTACCTAATAAAGCTTTAATTTTCTTAGTAGCTTGCTTTAATAAAGGCTTTATTAACCTTAATAATAGGGGTGTAGAAGCAGCTGCAGCTGTTGCTACCACTGCGATTGCAGCTGTTGTACTTACTTGAGGTATAGTTGGCAATAATTTTTCGACAGGTGAGGTCAATTCATAGTTTGTTATGCAGGTCTGGCCATCCTCTGAGAGCGTATGAGATACAACCTTTTCCCTGGATTCAGCATTCCGCATATCCCCTACCCTCTGGTCTGTAGGTCCAGGGCAGGGTACATCTTCTTTTGGTGGAGTATTTGGTATATCTAAATTAGGTTGAGGTGTTTCTAATTCTGGAGGTGGAGTTACAGGAGGAACTGACTGTTCCTGTACATAAACGAGATTCTCTGGTTGATAATCCATAGGTTCAAACCAGGGGACAGAACCATCACACATGACACGAGATCCTCGTTCATCCTGATTGACAAGTTCTATAGAATTTTTATTTGCAGGATTATATTTAACACAACCTGGAACATCTATTATCGGAGATCCAATAGATAAAGTTACAGGTGGAGTCTGAGGTATTGAAAAATTTATATTAGGCAAAGGAATTGCATTAACTCCTATGTAATTTATTCCGATACTCTGTATCTCAGGCACTAACAGTCTTGGAAGTCTCTAGCCATCTGACCACCTATCTCTCCACCTTGTTTCTGTCCAAACATATTAACGAATCCAGCCACTAACCATCCAACATATGGTATTTCTGTAAGAGCTGGAGTTATAGGAGCAGTGATACTGGCTG